CCAGGCAACGCCTCCCCAAAAACAACCAGCAAGGTCCAAGCCGGTCCTGCTTTCGGCCAGCCTGAACAGGATTAAAGCCAATGGCAACCAAAGCTAAACGGCCGCTACTTGGGAATGTTGAACCACGTCTATCTAACAAGCCATTAAATGCTAAATCTCGAATAGATGAAGTTGCACAGCTTGCAGATCAGATACAGGCTCCCCTTCTTGACTGGCAGCGGCATGTATTGACTGACATGTTGTCAGTAGACGAAAATAATAAGTTCATACGTAAGACATCTTTACTAATTGCAGCTCGGCAAAATGGTAAGAGCCACATTGGTCGAATGAGAGCTATTGCTGGTCTAGTTTTATTCGGCGAAAAGAATCAATTAATCATGTCTTCTAATCGAAGCATGGCACTAACTAACTTTCGGGACATCTGCTATATGTTTGAAAACTCAGATGATCTAGGCAAATTGGTAAAACAGATTCGTTACGCCAATGGCACAGAATGCATTGAGATGCGTAATGGCAATCGTTTAGATGTTGTTGCAGCAAGTCGTGATGGCAGTCGTGGACGCAGCTGTTCATTCTTATGGGCAGATGAGGTAAGAGAATTAAGCCCGGAATCATTCGCTGCTGCCTTACCTGTTACACGTGCTCAACCTAATGCGCAGACATATTTAAGTAGTAACGCCGGCGATGCTTTCAGCGTAACTCTTAACGACCTACGTGAAAAAGCATTGAGCAATCCTCCTAAGAGTTTTGGATTTTATGAATACAGCGCACCTCAATGGGCAGCTATAGATGATAAAAAAGGATGGGCAGCCGCTAACCCATCATTAGGAACTTTGATCTCTGAGGAATCAATCGAAGAAGCCTTATCTGTAAATACAATTGAAAACTTTCGTACGGAAACACTTTGCCAGTGGATTAGCAGCTTACAAAGTCCTTGGCCACATATGGCAGTCGAAGATGCAAGCAATAAAAATCTAAAGTTATCCCCTGGACCATTAACTGTATTTGCTTTCGATATTAGTCCTAGCCGCCGAGATGCCAGCCTGGTACTTGGCCAATTAACTCCCGATGGCAAGTTTGGAGTTGCAGTACTTGAAACATTCCATAGCCAGGTAGCAGTAGATGAATTGACAGTGGCAGCTGCTATTAAGAAATGGTGCGACCTCTATTATCCAAGAGTTGTATGCTATGACAAATACACGACTCAATCTGTAGCCACTCGACTAGAGCGATCCGGCGTAGCTGTTAAAGATATTAGCGGCCAAGCCTTTTACCAGGCATGTTCGGATTTACATGATCAACTAACTAATGGCCGATTGGTGCACTCAGGTCAGACAGCATTGATTGAACACATGCAAAATTGCGCTGCGAAAACAAACGACAGCTCATGGCGGATCGTTCGCCGTAAATCTGCTGGGCCAGTAGACATAGCGATTGGTCTTGCCATGGTTGTCCACGTTTTAGTTGAGCCACAGGAAGAAGCAAAGATATACAGCGACACGTGAGCAGATAACGGGAAATATGCTTGACAAAATTGCGAAACTCCACTCATGGGACTATTGCAAACATTGGGGCTACGGCCTAATAACAAGATCGATGCGCAGGCTAATCCTGCTGTTATGTCCACCTATGGCTATGGCTATGGTAATTACAATTCAGGATCTAATATCTTTGGACTTGGATCTATCCTTAGAGAAAATGCAATGCAAGTTCCAAGCGTTGCACGTTGTCGCAATTTAATTTGCGGAATTATTGCAAGCCTTGATTTAGAGTTATACAACAAAAATACCGGCGAAGAATTAGCACGCCCTTTGTGGTTAGATCAACCTGATTATCGTCAGCCACGATCTGTAACTATTGCTTACACTGTTGATTCATTATTGTTTTACAATTTGGCTTATTGGCGTGTTATTTCAACTTATGCAGATGATGGACGTGGATCAGGATACGAGTGGGTATCCAATGCACGTGTTACATTTACAACAAACGCATTTGGTACAGAAATTGAACAATACTTCTTAGATGGTAAAGAAGTACCAATGTCAGGTATTGGTAGCCTTATTACATTCCAAGGTCTGCAAGGCATGGGCATTTTGCAATCAGGTGCCCGTACAATTCAAGCCGCATTAGATCTAGAAAAAGCTGCGTCTGTTAGTGCTGCTACCCCACAACCAACTGGTTATCTAAAAAACTCAGGTGCTGATCTACCTGAAGCGCAGATCCAGGGATTACTAGCTGCGTGGAAGGCTGCACGTCAATCACGTGCGACCAGTTACCTCACTTCGACTTTATCTTATGAAGCAGTTGGTTTTTCTCCTAAAGACATGATGTACAACGAAGCAATTCAAAACAGCGCAACTCAAATCTGTCGCATTTTTGGTGTACCTGCCTACATGCTATCTGCTGATCAAAACACATCAATGACTTACCAAAACATTTTAGATTCACGCAAAGAATTTGTGGCTTACACATTACAGCCATACATCACGGCTATTGAAAATCGTCTATCAATGAATGACATGACTGCTAATGGCAACGTAGTAAAAATCGCTGTTGATGACACCTTCTTACGTGCAGATGCTTTGCAACGTCTAGCGGTAACAGAAAAGTTATTAACTCTTGGTTTGATCGATATTAACCAAGCTAAAGAAATGGAAGACCTAACACCTGATGGCAATAACACAGGTGCAGACATAAATGAACAGGATGGCATGTAATGGAAAAATCCAAATATTTAACTTTTGCAAGCGATATTGAGTCATCTGACCAAGCTCGCCGCATCATCGCTGGCGTTGTATTGCCATTTAACAAGATCGGCAACACATCTGCTGGCCCGGTAATTTTCGAAAGCGGATCAGTACAGATCCCTGAAGCAAAGCGCATTAAGTTATTGGCGCAACACAATCAAACCGATCCAATCGGTCGTGCACAGAATTTCCAAGTAACACAAGATGCCATCTACGGCACATTCAAGGTTTCAGCATCAACTAAAGGCACTGATTACTTAACCCTGGCAGCTGAAGAACTTATCTCATCACTGTCAATCGGAGTTGAAGTAATTAAGGCGCAAGAAAATGCAGATGGCGTGCTAGTTGTATCTAGCGCAGTCATGAAAGAAGTTTCCTTAGTCGAATCACCTGCTTACGCAGATGCAGTCGTTACTAAGGTAGCTGCGAGCGAAGGCGAAGCAGAAGAAGCAACACCAACCGAAACAGAAAGCGAGGCTACTGTGGACACAGCTCCAGAGCCAACCGAAACAAAGGCAGAGGCAGCTACTCCTACAGTAGAAGCCGCTCGCCCAATCGTTACATCTCCATTCATTTCAACAAGCGTTCGCTCCCCTATCAATTCAAAGGGTTCATACGCATTGCACTCAATCAAAGCAAAGTTAGGCGATGAAGACTCAGCTCTTTACGTAAAAGCAGCTGCAGATACAACATCAACTAACCCAGCGTTCAACCCAAACCAATACCTAAGCAACATGTTCGTATCGAACACAAACTTTGGTCGTGCTGCTGTTGATGCATGTTCAAAGTCTGCGCTACCAGGTTCAGGTTTTTCAATCAACGTACCTTCATTGGTAACTCCAGGACAAACTGCTCCAACTGTTGCGCTAACAGCTGAAGGCAATGCGCCATCAGATACCGGAATGACTTCTGCATACCAAACATACACAGTAAACAAGTATGCAGGACAACAAACAATCAGCCTAGAGTTGATCGAGCGTTCAGACCCAATTTTCATGGATCAACTAATGATCCAATTAGAGCGTGCTTACTTACTTGCAACTGATGCTGCAGTTATTGCGCAATTAGTTGCTTCAGGTACAGCTGCAACAGCAACAGCTAACACAGCTGCTGGACTTATCTCTTACCTAAGCGCAGAGTCTGCAAAGACATACGCTGGCACTTCTTACTTTGCTAAGAATGTTGTTATTGGTTCAGGTACATGGTCTGCTGCAATGGGATACACAGATACAACTGGTCGTCCATTGTTTAATACAACAATTCCAGGAAACAGCGGAATGAATGCAGCTGGACAAATCGGCGCATCTTCAATTCGTGGAAACCTACTTGGCCTAGATGCTTACGTAGATGTAAACGCAGTAGCAACTGCAGGTGCTGATAACTCAGCATTCATCATTGCTCCTGAGTGCGTAACTGTATTTGAATCACCAACTGCAACATTCTCAGTGAACGTAGTTGGCTCAATGTCAGTAAACCTTGCACTTTACGGATACATGGCAGTAGCAGTTCTACAACCAAAGGGTGTACGTAAGTACAAGACTGCTTAATTAACTTAGAAATCTCCAGGGCTTAGTAGCCCTTAGTCCTGGAGAGCCTTTAGATGCAAAACGGATAGGAGTACAAAGATGGCTGCTAGTTATGTAACTGTTGCAGAATTACGATCCAATCTCGGTATTGGCACTTTGTACTCCAACTCCGATTTAGAATCTGTATGCCAAACGGCTGAGGATTTACTAAATCAATATCTTTGGTTCGACTCAGCACCTGTTGTTGGTGCAATGATCGTCAATAACGTTGCGACAGTAATGCTGGCTAACCCTGCAATCTTTGCAGCTGGACAATCAATTACTCTTACTAATTCAGGCTCGTTATATAACGGAACTTATACAATTACCGGCACAATCCCATTCACTACCGGCGGCGTTACTCAAACATTACCTGCATGGTTTTGGAGTTTTAACTGGGCAACTTGGCCAACTGGCTACTCATACGTTCAGTTTTCAAAAACAGCTAGCGATGATCCTTTCCATCGTGTGCTGCCTTATGGTGCGGCGACCGGGCCTGATACCAAAACAAATAGCTACGCAACCACGCCAGCCATCCGTCAGGCTGCCATGATCCTGGCCGTAGATATTTTTCAAGCCCGGCAAGTTTCACAAACGGGTGGAAACGGAATGGATGGATTTTCACCATCACCATACCGAATGGGTTATCAATTAATGAACAGAGTCAGAGGTTTAATTCAGCCTTATGCCAACCCTAATGCGCTGGTCGGCTGATCATGACAACTAAAGCGATTACATCTTTACGTAGCACTATTGCTGCAGATTTATCAGACGTTTCATGGAGCACCTTTGCTTACCCAGCTCCTACTTTGTTGGCAAATAGCGTTTCTGTAATTCCTAACGATCCTTACATCATTCCATCAAATAATGATTACCCAACAATTGCGCCGTTGGCTTCATTCAAAATATTAATAGCAGTGCCGGCATTTGATAATCAAGGTAACCTAGCCGGAATTGAAGATTTTTTAGTAGCTGTATTTAACAAAATAGCTTCATCTTCGCTAATTCTCAATGTTAGTAGCGTATCGGCTCCAGCAATATTAAATGCTGCAAGTGGAGATCTATTAACCAGCGAAATTGTAATCTCAACACTTACGGAATGGAACTAAACAATGGCAACAAATAACGATGCAGAATCCCTAACAAATTGGGAAAAAGAGAGTTTGGCATTTTTAATCAAGACAGGTCAGATTAAAGATCCAAAGCCAGCAGTATCAGACTCAACTAAAGACAAGGAATAACAATGGCCATATTTCTACAAAACAATGTTGGCGTAAAGATCAACTCTATCGATCTATCTGACCACATTACTTCAGTAACGCTAACTCAAAACTTCGATGAGCTTGAAGTTACAGCACTTGGCGATTCTTCACATAAGTTCGTAAAAGGTTTAGAGGCTTCAACATTAACTCTTAACTTCCTAAACGACTTTGCAGCTGCAAGCGTTCAAGCAACACTTCAATCAGCTTATGGCACCACAGTTACAGCTGTATTGCTACCAGTAAAGGGAACTGCAGTATCTGCAACCAATCCTCTTTACACAGTGTCAATTTTGGTAAATAACTTAACGCCTCTTAACGGAGCTGTTGGGGATATATCAAATTCACAGATGTCCTTTACATGCAATAGCACAGTAGTACAAACAACAACCGGATCATTCTAAGGAGATAAATTCACATGGCTAAACTTCGAATCACTAGGGCTACCGGCGAAGTAACGGATCATCCGATTACACCGGCGATTGAAATGGCCTTTGAGTTGCATTTTAAGGCTGGAATCCATAAGACATTCAGAGAGCAAGAAAAGCAATCTGACATCTATTGGCTAGCTTGGGAATGCCTTCGTAGAGCAGATGTAACAGTGCCAGTCTTCGGCCTTCCGTTTGTGGAAACACTTACAAAGGTCGAAGTACTGGATGATGACGCAAATTTTTAGATAGGGGTTCGATGACCTACACAATCGCAGCACTTGCGGTTGAAACGGGAATCGCACCTCAGTACTTAATTGACTTGGATCAAGAAACCTACCGGGCAATTCTCCAGGTATTAAAAGATCGAGCAGAGGAATATAAACGTGCCAGTAGAGGTAAAAGGTCTAATAGAGCTTAAGAAAGCTCTTAAAGATTACGCACCTGAACTTGGCGAGCAATTAGATGCCGAGGTTGGTGCTGCGTTGCATGGAGTAGTAACAAAGGCTCAAGGCTACGTACCCAACACCATTATTGGATTATCTAACTGGGGTTATCGAAAGCGTTCAGAAACTAACGGAGCAGGTTTGCGTAAATTTCCTTTGTACTCACCTATCAAAGTTATTCGTGGCATTGGATTAAAAACAACTCCACGTAAAGCCAATAGAGCTGGTTTCAAAGCTGTTTATTACATTTATAACAAGAACGCTTCAGGTGCCATTTATGAAACTTCAGGCCGTAAAAACTCAGGAGGACAACCATGGGTGGGACCTCAAGGCGATAAATCCAATCACAAAGTTTCACACTCTAATAACCCGAATGCCGGTGAATGGTTCATTGGACATATGGGTGAAATTTATCAAGGCAACATAGAGTCAAGCACTAAAAAAGGCCGTTACATGAAAGGCCGCTTGATCTATCGAGCATGGGGTGAAGATCAAGGTAAAGCCAATGCGGCTGTATTAAAAGCCATACAAAAAGCAACAGATCAATTTTCTAAAAAGCAGTATTTTAGGAAGGTCGCCTAATGTCAGTTGTTATTGATATTACCTCACAGTTCACCGGACAAAAAGCATTTAGACAAGCCGAAAGTGCAGCTGACAAATTAGGTAAAACTGTTAAACACGCCTTGATTGGTGTTGGAGTGGCTGCCTTTGCGAAATCTGCGATAGATGCGTTTGCTGCTCAACAAAAACAAGTAACCCTGTTTGATAAAACATTACGGAATATTGGTTTTGAATTTGCAACTAAAGACTCACTTGCATTCTTAAATACGTTAAAAATGCAGACCGGTGTAACAGACGAACAATTATTGCCAGCCTATGAACAACTATTGACCACCACACGAAGCCTTGCTGCAAGTCAAAATTTAACAAATATTGCTATGGATATTGCAGCTCAACAAGGTATTAGTGTTACTCAAGCTGCCGATGCTTTAAGTAAAGCTTACTTGGGTAATACCAAGGCATTGGGATCTTTAGGTTTAGGAATTAGCAAAGCAACATTAGCGTCCGGAAATTTTGCGGACATATTAAAAGAAATTACTTTGATTACTAAAGGAGCCGCAGCCGCAGCCGCAGATACATTTGCTGGCAAAATGGCAAGGTTAAAAGTTGCAGTAGATCAGGCTAAAGAAAGCATTGGTGCTGGATTAGTCGGTGCATTAATGAACATTACTAAATCAACCGATATTGATGAACTACAAACAAAAATAATTAATTTTGGCAATACTGCTTCTGCTGTATTAGAAAAAATTGGTAAATTTATTGGTGACAACATAGCTCTAATGAAAGTTTTTGCAGGAGCAGTTATTGCTGGTTTTGCTATTACTAAAGCAGCCGCATTTATTACAGCATTAGAAACTTTAATTAAAACTGTAAACGTTTTAAGAAATAGTTCTGTAGCCGCAGCGATCGCTGAAATGTTTATGTTAAATCCGCTTGGTGGAGCAGCTATGGCGGCAGCCATGTTGTTAGTTATTGCAGGAATTATAAAGAGCGTTGATATATTAACTGACAAAGCGAATAAGGCTAAAGATGCTGTTGAAGGTATTACCAACCCATTTGCGGATGGATCAGATCGTGGCGGTGCAGCTAAATACGCAGAAGGTGCAGCAGCTAGAGCTGCTAAAGATGCTAAAGATGCAGCTGCAGCTCAAAGATTGGCCGCACTATCTCAACAAAAAGCAGCTAAAGATCAACTAGCTTTAGCTAGAGCCCAGGCATTATTAAAGAGATCAGGAACTGTATTAGACATTGATCAAGCTCAAATTTATGCAGCTCTTCAAGGCAAAATAACTGATCAAGAAAGAATAAGATTAGAGCTTCAATTAGCTTTACTTACAAATAATGCAACTGCAGCCGATCAACTGAGCCAACAATTACTTACATCTCAATTACGAACAACTGATCTAGCCAACACAATTGCAAGCCTACCTAAAGCTCTTAATCCTTTCGCTGATTGGCCTAAATACATTCAAGATTTAATAACTCAACTGGCTGGATTAAAAGCCGCAATTCCAGGTGCTCCAACAGTTACACCAACAACTACGACTCAAAATCCATATGACGCTATGTTTGAAAAACTTAAAGCGCAGAATATTGCAGCTGGAATAGACCCAGGAGCAGCAGCTGGTTTGGCTGCATCATCTGCAAGATTACAAGCTGAAGCAGATGCTTATTTCAAAGCTCATCCTGAAATAGACCCGATGACTGGTGGGATGAGATCAGGTAATGGCGGTTCAGTTCAAGCAAGCGGTGCTAATTACACATTTAACATTGATGCAAATAACACCATAGATCCAAACAACATTACTAGGGCTGTTCAAGATGCCATTTTAATAATTAACAGAAACGGCCTATCTACAGTGCCAGCCGGACAAGGTTTCTAATGGCAGTCCCAACAGTTACAGCGGTAATTAATTTTTCAACGGGAGCATCCTTTGCCCAAGCATTCGTAATCGGCAACGGAATCTTTGGCACTAACGTATTGGCAGACTCAACATCATTAGTTGTTGATGTATCTGACCAAGTGGACTCAATACAAACCCAGCGTGGTCGTAATGCTATCGCAGATCAATTTCAGACTGGCACTATGTCCATGCGCATTGTTGATCAGAATGGCGACTTTAACCCGCAAAATACATCATCACCTTATTACGGCTACCTAACTCCAATGCGTAAAGTGCAGATCTCAGCATCATGGAATGGAACTTCCTATCCAATCTTTGCCGGTTTTATTACTGGATATAGCACCACTACCCCTAAATATGTTGGCGATGTTGTTTACACAACCATCACAGCTGTAGACGGAATGCGTTTACTTCAGAATGCTTTGGTTACAGCGATAACCGGCGCATCAGCAGGTGATGACTCAGGCACTCGAATTAATCAGATTCTTAACACTATTGGCTGGCCTAACTCAATGCGATCTATTCAGACTGGTAATTCCACAGTTCAGGCCGATCCAGGTACTACCCGATCAGCATTAGCGGCTGCTCAGACTGTTCAGATAAGCGAATATGGAGCGTTTTACATAGATCCATCCGGCATCGTTACTTTTAAGAATCGTAATTACTGCACCAAGACTCCGGCTAACGCCACTACTTACTTTAATGACAATGGCACTCAGATACCATATTTCAATGCTCAATGGCTATTAGATGACCAACAGATCGTCAATCAGGCCAGCATCACAGCTACCGGATTAGCCACTCAAACAGCTGTAAACACAGCCTCAGTCAATAAATACTTTGCACACTCTTATTCACAAACAGATTTACTAATGCAGACAACAACTGATGCGGCTAATTACGCCCTGGCTTATGTCGCAAGCAGATCAGAAACTTCTATTAGATGCGATGCAATTACCTTAGACCTTTACTACGCAAATTATGACGCAGGTATAACAGCAGCTTTGGCACTGGACTATTTCAGCCCAGTAACCATTACAACTACTCAACCAAACGTGGTTGGTACATCATCCATTACCAAGAATTTACAAGTGTTCGGTGTTATGCATCGTATAAGTGTGAACTCATGGAAAACAACCTTTACAACACTAGAGCCAATCATTGATGGATTCATTGTCGGTTCTAGTCAGTATGGTGTTTTAGGTCAAAACGTTCTAAGTTACTAAGGAGAAAAAATGGCAACAGGGTTTCCAGCGGCAACCGGCGACGTAATGACCGCCGGCATGTATAAC